CATAATATAGTTTTCAAATCTTTTAACTTCTCGTTAATTTTAGCACTTTATCAATTTGTGCTTTTATAATAGGTGCCCTATTAGGCCAGTATATATAATCTTCTTCACTTTTTGCTAGATTATATAGGAAAGGCAATATCACTTTTTCTAATTCTTTGAATTTTGCCTTTGTTTGTTCATCTGTTAATTCTTTTGTAACAGTATCTTTCTCAGCAACTATTTGCATGACTTCGTTCATCATACTTTTTATAGATGATACATCAGACTTAACTTTTGCTAATTCTAAGTTAGTCTCTTTGTTCTCACCTACTACCACCTTTTCTTCTACTGGTTTTTGATTGACTGGTGTAAAACCATAATCTTGGTCTAAATCAAAACCTCGCATATAATCAGGTATATCTGCCATTACTTCTTCCTCTTGTTCATGTGTTTTTCAACAACTTGTTTGGTCTTTATATCTTTGATAGACTTGTTGCCATGTCTCTCTGCAAGTGCTGACCTAGGATGTGCTTCTGCGATTCTGGATAGATTTTCTTTCCATCCAGAATCACCTTTAATTCTTCCGACACCTGCAACTATATTTATACCTGTATGCACCTGTTCAACATCAGGATTATCTTTTAAATATTGTTCTTTTTCAGATATCTTTAAAAAGACATCTTCAACAACACCTGTAGTTTTATTGTGAAAGGTATAAGTAGGCATTAATTCATGTTCTCTAATGCTTTAGTAAATCTATTTGCATGAGACCTTTCTGCCTTTGCAAGAGTTTCAAACCAATCTGCAATTTCATCAAAACCTTCATCACGAGCAGTCTTTGCCATGCCTGGATACATGTCTGTATATTCATGTGTCTCACCAGCGATAGCAGCTTTTAGATTCATTTTTGAATCACCGATAGGTTCACCTGTTGCTGGGTCACCACATTCTTTTTCAAGATATTCTAAATGACCATGTGCATGTCCTGTTTCACCTTCTGCTGTTGAACGAAATACTGTCGCCACATCATTTTGACCTTCTACATCTGCCTTAGCGGCGAAATATAGATATCTACGATTCGCTTGTGATTCACCAGCGAAAGCGTCTTTTAGATTTTGTTCAGTTTTACTTCCTTTAAGTGCCATAATTTTCTCCTAATGTAAAATAATATGCCAGAATAATACTACGGCAGATACAAAAAGAAATGCCTTAACATAATCTGGTAAATCATCACATACTTTTTTAAATATATCGTACATGACTATCCTCCTAAAGCTTCAGCATACCAGTCTGGCATTTTTGATGGTGCCTTCCAGGTAGCGAATCTTTGTTTTTTCATAATATAATAATTGCGATAACTTTGTATCACATCACCATCTACCTTACATTCATCTGGCATAGCAGGTGTAGGTAAAGTAGGTTTTTTATTTAAGGCGATATTTACAGGTGGGTTTCTAAGAACACTACCTAACTTAGTAACTGCTAAGTGGTCTACACCCTTATATCTTTTCTTAAATTCTTCGTTAAGTGCCATCATATGTCTGTATAACCAGTTATAATTAAAAGCACTTTGCATTAGCCATACAGTAGAAGGATGTTTTAACCACCCTGCCTTGTATAGTAAATTCTCTTTGACTTCATCATCTAGACGCCATCTTTTAATCTTACGACCATTCTTTGTTAAGTCTGTATATTCTGTGCCATCTAGAACTCTATGTGCTGTGCATAGTAATTGTGCTGATTCTAGTATCATCTTGACAACATGTTTATCACATGCCATCTCGGCAGATACTTCAGGACTTTCGTGTAATGCAAATATATTCATAATAAACCTCCACTATAAGACACCATTATAGGACATTTTTAGTGATATGTCAAGCTTTTTATACATTATTTTTATACTTATCATTAGGGTCTTCTCGCCATGTATGTATCTGACTTAACTTCAATTTAATCTCATCTGGTGATAATGTAGCTTTTTCCTCATCAGAAAGGGTATCCATAAACTGTTCATATTCCCTTTCTTTCTTCCATATCTTTTTTTGTTTTGCAAGTATTTCAGCAACTGTCTCGTTAGCGTCTCCTTCAACAGTTTCAGGTTCTAGTCTCATTCTTCTTTCTTTGAGTGATATGTTTGCTGATATCAACATGAGAACTGCAACAGGGTCAAATACAAATATTAATATAATGATAATGATTCGTACTGCCTTATCAAAATGATTTTCTGCTTCATCACCATAAATAAATTCTGCAACATATTTGATAGGTCCTAAATCTGCTTCTAGTTTTAATTGTTCTGTTCTTATACCTGCCTTTTTATCTGATAATTCATTTATTTTATTTAAACTTTCTTCAATTGTTTTTTCTAATAATAATCTTTCTTCTCTTTGATTATTTCTTTCTGCAATCGCCCTTTGTGAACTACTAGAAAAGAAACTAGTTTCTTCTGACTGATTAATAATTAATTCATCCATCTTTTCTAATTGTAACTGTGAACGATTAATTACATTCTGTCTTTGTTCTATTTGTTCATCTAAAATCTGTACTTGTAATTTATTATTACTTTCAGGTACTACTTGGTCTAAATGTGCCTTTGATAAAAATCCAAATATACCTACTGAAGTTATAAAAATTAAAATAACAACAGCACTTGTTAAGTAATACTTGATTGACTTTGGTAATAATGGATTATGCCAATTATTATACAACCAACTTGCCATAACAAGTTTTGCAACTTCTAATGCCCCACCCATAGCGATAATCGCTGAAGTGGCACCTGCAAATAAAGCTGCCAACCCTATGATACTATAACCTGCGGCTATAATAGATAGAGATATACCTGATATCAATGTTAGATAAGTTAAAAACATCTAACTATTTATAATCGTTCTAAGTCTCTTATTATCTCAATAACTCTATCAGCGTAATCTGGTGTCTCACTATATCTGTCCATAGTCTGTATTGCAACTTTAGGATTTATAGGTTTATCATTCATTAAGGCATAGTTTCTGTACTTTCTAAATTTATAATATGCCTCATGTGTGTTTAATAAACGGTAGTATTCTTTTACCGAATCACATTTATTTAAAAATACTCTGTACATGACATCTGTGTTTTCTTTTGCATGTCTATGAGGTACTTTGTTTGAGAATGCTTTTATACCGAATAGATTGTTTGAATCTTTTGCTAAATCTGATTCACCCCAGCCTGTTTCTAAAACTGATTGTGCAATTACCATTTCTCTAGGTATATGATTATTTCTTGTTATTGTTGATTCTATCTTGTCTATACATTGATGTAGACTATCTACATATTGTTCTTGATTTGTATAATGAAAACTAGGGTCTGGAAAATCTCTTAATACATAATGATTAGGATTAAATGTGCCGATATAATATACAACTAAAGTATAAAAGGCACCTGCAACTATTTGATAAAATGCATTAATTATTTTGTTTATCGTTTGCAATTAACTCTCTCAGACATTTATACATTGTTGAATATGAGGCAGTATTACGCCACAGATAATCACCTGTTGTCTTCTGCTCACTTTTTAATTCTTTAAGAATTTCTTCTAATACTTCAGCTCTATTTGACATATGCGACATAATGATATCCACCTACATTATCAGGTAGTTTTCTAGATGTAAATACTAGATTCTCTGATAGTTTTTCCATTTGTTTTCTTAATTTTTTTCTTTGTGTCTCTGTTAAATTATCTTCTAAATCTTGACCCCAATTGCCAGTATAGTAAGTTATACCTGGTGTTGCCTCATTACTGTCTTTTAAATATTTTTTAAGATACTTGGGTGTTTCTAATAATTGTTTTTTAAGATATTGGTCTATCTCTTTGCTCATGTCATCTCCTTAACTTCTTGAACTACACATTTAGGTATTATTGTAGAATTACCACATTCATCAATACTACCATCCTCTTTAAAATTAAAATCACTAACTAATCTAATGACTTCTTCCTCATCGCTAATTAAGAAACCTGTACTTAAACATCTAGGTAAGTTTTCTTCTTTAACATCTTCTACACTTCGCCATGCACTATCAGATGTTATATCAATCCAATATACATGTACGAACTTGTATGGAATTTTTTTAATTGCTCTCACTTATCTAATTCTCCGGTGTATTTAATATACACTATTGCAATTATGAATAAAAAAAATGTTATTGTAGGTAACCAATCTCTTAGAAATAAAAATACCCAATCATCATATATGTTATGCATTAGAATATACTCCTTAAAAGATTATAAGCAATCCAATATATTAAGATACAATATAGCGAAATGTAAAGTATAGTAGTTATAGCACCAAAAAACATTACAAGTTTATCTATCATTCCACCACTCCAATATAAAGGGTTCCATTAAGTTAAATAGTGCAAAATCGTTTGTTGTAAATGTTGTTATTGCGACAACAACTATAGGTATAAAAACCGTAGCAAAAATTATCTCTAGTGTAGATTTTAATAAGTTAGGTTTTGGCCACCCATTTGGTCCTTCATTACTCACAATCTGGTTCCTCTTCTGTTTGTTCTCCACCTGTTTCTGTTGTTACTTCACCTTCAATCACTTCACCTGTCTCGTTATTTTTTATACTAACTTTTACAGAATGTGGTGTTTCAGTTATTGATACTACAGGAAAAGGACTTTGATTTCCGTTTACAAAAAATCTTACTGTTGTTGTCTCAGCATAAACAGGATAAGACCCTAACAATAATAATATCATAATTAAACTTCTCATTAATGTATACTCCTTGGTTTATTCATTTCTTCTTCCATATCTTCTTCATATTTTTCTTCAAGAGCATGATACTCTGCCAGACATGTATCTATATAATCAATCAAGTCTGAAATCATTTTTGTTCTTGGTTCTATTATCTCAACACTTGCTTTTATTAACAGTAATTGGTCCATAAATTTTAAATAATCAACCATTGACATTTATTAACTCCTTTATCTCTATTAAATTTTTATATTCTAAAACATTATCTGTCATACTATTGATAGAATCTTTTATTAAATCTCTATATTCTTGTTTTAAATGAAATACTGCTGATAGTGGCATGACTTCTACATCTATAAAGAAAGCTGCCGTATCTTCATCTACTGTTAGTGTTCTTTCATGTTCTATTCTAAAATATAAATCATCTAAAGATTTAAAAGATGGTTTTTTATGTCTAGGGTGATTACTTAAACTTTTTAAAGGTGATATGCCCCATACATGTCTGTGAAATGATTTGCCACTTGTCATAGAACGCCATATACCATTACTTGCCCTTAACAACATTTCATTATCTGCAACAGGTTGATGAACTTCTTCTAGTGTCATACCCTCTACCTGTTTAGGATTCCATGAACTTGCCATTGCAACAAAAGCTGCCTCAACTTTACCTTTATGCATGATGATAACATCATCAGGTATTTCTAGACCCATTTCTACAATGTCTGCATAAGGTTCTGAAAAAGAACCATCTTGAAAAGGTTCATTCATTGCCTCAGAAGTTTTTTTAACTAACTTCTTTTCTATAGCAAGGTCCGATTCAAATGACATATCGCCAAGTAAAGTATTATACTCGATAAGTCTTTCTTCAAATGCTTCTTGAAGATAGTCTTTAAACTTTACAGAATCAATAGGTGTAAACCTAGGACTTGTTGTATATGGTATTTGTACTATTTCTTTTATATTCATAATTAATGTGTCCATTATACAGGACTTTCAATTCAATGTCAAGCACTTTTTTACTCTGGTTTAACATAGTCATCATTCCAACCAAAAGCGGACTTAACTGCTGAAGCGGTTAGTCCTTTATAGACATTATGTAATTTTTTATCTTTTACATTACACAATAACTCTGCCTCATCTTTGTGAAGACCTTCTAGTATCTGAATGAATAAAGTTTCTTTTCTTGTTTTAGATAATGTATTATCACCACCGACAATAAAATGCCATAGTTTATTTGATTCACTTTCTAATACAGTATGTTCTGTACCAGCTGGGGCGTCATTCTCCATATATGGTGGTCTACCTTGTGGTAAATCCCATACTAATTTAGGGTCAAATGCACCTTTTAAGATTCTTCTTAAACCTGGTGTATCATTCTCTTTCAAGATTTCTACTTTTTTTGATTTTACTTTTGCATTGTTTACTTTAGTAAATACTTCACTAAACAATGGTTTTCCTGTTCCACCTGCAGCCAAAGATTTCATAGCTTCTGGTTTTATAAGATTTGGGTTTCTTTCTACCATAATATTACCTCATGTTAAAAGTCATTTATATTAGTCATTAAATTTTTCAGTTTATGGTCTATAAAATACTGCAATAGTTTAGAACTATCTGGTATTTGATATGACCTGTAAGTATTTATAATGTCTTCTTGTATCGCTATCGGTATCTCACCTAAGTCAATCAATTTCTTATTTCTCTGATAATTTAATCTTGTTATACTGCCAAGTGGTATGTTGTCTAACTCTGCCCACTCTTGTAATCTTTTCTTATGTATTGGTTGTTGTTTTTCACCTGTTACAAATACATTGTCATCTGATAGTATGTTAGGTATACCATCTGAACGGTCACCCTTTATTATTTGTTCATGTAAATATTTTACAGGGTCATCATCTTCTACAAACTTTTTCTGAATAGGACTAAATTGTTTTACTTCATCATATTTGTGTAATTGTATAAAATCTTTATCACCTGATACTATCATTACCTTTTCTTTATTGTTATGTGCCTCTCTACATAATACTGCAATGATATCATCTGCTTCAGAGTTATCTACAGATAAAACCATGTAAGGAAAATTTTCTGCAATCTCTTGTCTTACAACTGTAATGATATCAAAAAGGTCATCCCATTTGTCCGAACTCTCTTGTGTTTCTAATCTAACTTGTTTTCTTTGATACTTGTAATTAGGAAAGTATTCTCTACGCCAAGGGTTTGCTGAATCAGCACATAATATAGGTCTACCATATTCTTCTTTAAACTTTAGATTATACCCTCTAATACTATTTAAGACCATGTGTCTAAACATATCAATATTAGGTGGCTTTTGACCTCTTGTCTGTGCCATATAATTAGATATAAGCACTTGGTTTAAATCAACTAAAATCATTTATCATCATCCTCAGGTGGAATGGGTATTTCAAAATCAGGTTCAAAATGTATTTCTTTTTCATCTTCTTTTTGTTGCATATCTTTTGGTTCTAAAATATTTCCATAATTTATTATAGGTTGTATTTCTCCATTTCCTCTTTTTACTTCAATCATCTTATCAATAAGAACTTGAGCGATATGTTTTTTACCCATATCTCTATAAATTAAACCTCTAACTATTTCTGTAATCATTGCAAGGTCACCATAAAAATGTGGTTTATGTATATCACAACCACCATCAACTAATCTTCTAATTAAGTCTACTGCAATATCATCAATTAAAGTTTCTACAAATTCAACTTCTTGTTTTTGTTGATTTATTTCTTCGGTTAATTTATCAATATCGTTATCAGATATTTTGAATTTATTACCTTTATCTTTAGGAAATAATTGAACTACATTATCTTTTTTATCTTTATCCTTGTTCAACTTTTTCTCCTTTGAAATTAACAAGACCTTGGTCATCAAAATATTCTATCAATTGATGATAACCACCTATCACTTCACCATTTATTTTTATTTGTGGCATGGTTCTCACATCTTTACCTATATCTTTTTTAAAATCTTCTACAGAATCAAAATCTTCAAATTTCTTTTCTGTGTATTTTAAACCAAGGCTATCTAACATAGCCTTGGCTTTAGAACAATAGGTACATTTTTCTTTACTGTACAGTACTATTCTCATCTTCTACTTCCTCATCTGATGATACTAAATCATCCCATATAGTTTCGTGTTGAGACTTATCTTTTGATTGATAAGCATCCACAGCCTGCTCTATCGTATACTCATACATCTTATTAAGTTTACCCATAGGTAGTCTTAGACCAACATATGCACGATACTGACCATCAACAGTCAATGTTACATCTTGTTTAAAGACTTCATACCCACGAACAGGAGTATTTTCGATAGAATTAACTATAGCACTTTCAACTTCAGTAACAACAGATTTACTAGCAGTTTTACCAACTTCAGTAATGAACTGTTTACTTTGTTTGTTCATTGTGCCTTTTATCATGTCAGCAATTTCAGATTTTGCAATCATCTTTGCCTTCTCAATCGCAAGGTTTAAATCAGGCGATACCGAAGTACCTGCCCCAAATATACACATACCTTCATGAGTTTCATCTGTGCTACAAACTTCCATATTAGAATAGTCTTTCATAAACCATCCTGGAACTTGTGTTACAAATTCACCATTCTCACTTTTTACAGTATAAAGTGGATTGTCTACTGTTGTACATGCACCTAATGTAAGTGCCAATACAAACATCATTATATTTTTCATTATATTACTCCTATCACTCTTTCAACGATACTATTTATGCTACTACTAAGATGTATAACCACCTCTTCAATGGTCAAATCTGTCATAGTAACTAGTACGAATCCAAGAGTAAAGATTATCACATTTTTTATCATTGGACCTCCCAATCGCCATTTTTTGTTAGACATGCTTTTCCTGGCGTTTTAAAAGCATGATTCGGTCTATCATATTGTCTACAATACCTAGGGGCATTTGTATCTCTATAATAAAATTCTGAAAACAATTCCCAATAACCTGGTTCATCAAAATTTTTTCTGCCGTCTGCACAGATTAATTTTTCTTCTTTAGTAACCACATCATCTTTTGTTGTTATTATAATCTTTGTAAAACAATATTGTTGTTTTATTGGTTTTATCTTTGCATGATATTCTTCACCACCTCTTGCAACATGTGTTGTATATGACATTAAAGTCATGAACATCAAAAATGCAATTAGAATCTCCCATTGAATTTTCATCTTCTACTCTCCCATTTACCTGTGTAAGGATTTTTATATGGTTTTTCTAACCATCTACCATCTGGCATTTGACATGCCGTACCAAATTCTGTTCTTCTGTCTATATTACCCATGCCTATAACAGGCCAAGGATTTGTTATATTTACGGTCACATCATAATCAACACATTTAAAAGGACCATCATAATATAAACTTGTTGTATGTATTATGCCGTTGTTCCCTGTTTTTCTGTTGTGCCAATTAGTATAAGATGAACCTGATGTTGCAACATTCATGTGGTCTACAAAAGTACCATAATGAACATCATAATCTGATTGATACATCATTTCAGCACCTGCAAGAGCACCACCTAAAGTACACATTGCAACTACATATGGATTGTCTATCCCTGCTGATACACATGCTACTGTTGATGTTGTTGCACCTAGACCGGCGCCGATATGAGACCTGGTTGCCAAACATCCTTGTAAGGACAACCCAATCAAAACGATAGCGAATGTTCTAAGCATTCTTTTTTGCTGGATACTTATTATATTTTCCTTTATCATTTGCTATCTCTCTACATAAAGTTTGTATGTCTTTAATTAGAAAATCAATATCATCTTTATCTGATTTTCCTACTGTAGGGTCATCTGGATGACCGTACTTCATTATCCTTAATTGTTCTGATTTATCATAAATTACTCGAATCTTATCACACATTGATGAAATTTTATGATACATTACAATTGCCTCCAAGTTAATTAAAGTTAAGGTGCCCTCGAAAGGGCACCACTCTCACATTAAGAAGTGTAAGCGTACTTTGTACCATAAAGTGATTTGATACCAGCAGCCACAATTGTTCTATCAGCGTTATCAGATAGTAATACTTCTGATACACCAGCAGCTAAAATTGCTTTTGTTGGTTTACCCATACGGTAGGTTGTACCACGACTTGTCTCATTAATAAAAATCATATGACCTTTACTTCTCAAAGTATCAATCATAGCTCTTGGTGATGTCAAGTCAAATCTATTTCTTAAAGTAGACCAAGATACTGGTTCACCTTTTGATAATAGGTTTAGTACTTTTTGTGTTTTGCTTATCGCTCTTCTTGCCATTATATATCTCCATGGTTGTTAAATGTGCATTTTAAGTCTGCATGACTATTACATTTATAGTAATTCTCATTATTATAGGACATTTTGAAGTATATGTCAAGCTTTATTTTCATTATTTTTCCACTCGCCACTTTCAGGTTCATTAAAATTAAAACCATCTTTTACTAATTTTTTTAAATCCTCTCTCCATACAGGAACCTCTTCAAAAGTCAATTCAATACCTTTAAACATTCCTTTATCAGTCTGATTATTGAAAATATCTTCTAATATTTCAGAATTTTCTTTTTTATCTTTTGCCCATTGTTTTTTAGCTTCTTCGGTCTTATAAACAGGATGATGTATTATAACATGAAATCTTTTAATATCATGTTCTTCTTTAAGTCTTTTTAGTTTAACTAATCCGAATTTACCTATCATATCGTTCTTACTACTAGAAAATGATTTGCAATAAATTCCATCATCTAAAGAATATGAATCTTCTAATTTTTTTAGTAGTTTAACATACCCAGCAGATTTCCAATTAATTTTATTATCATCATGACTTTGTATTTTATCCATTGTCTGTTTTACTTTTTGCATGTCTTTATATGTTAAATTCTTTTTCTTAAAATAATCCTCCATTTGAACACTATCTACTGATAATCCAGTTTTAACTCTATCTAAAGCTAGTCTAGCAATAGTTTCTAAATCTGATGATTTTGTAGGGTGCATTTTAATAGGATTTAGATAATCAGCAAATTCTTTAACTTCTGAATCGTTCCAATTTTTGTGTATTTCCTCTGGTATTTCTAATGTGTTAATTAAAATACCGCTCTTTGAGGTTCTAAATGCATGCCATGAGTGATTACCATTTATTGCTAAATTTGCACGGTCACCCTTAAATGCTCTATTTTTTAATATTGTAATTAACAAATGTTTTTTTGCATAGTCGCCATGCGATTCATCTATTCTTGTTCTGATTTCACCATCATGTTTTTCATCTGTGGTTTCTGCTCTAACTTGAAAAAACTCTACATTATTTTTTATATAATTTTTATCTCTTAATATTGTATTACAACCATCTAAGCTTTTGTAATTTAAAATTTGTTGAGCCATGTCATGAAAGTAATCATCTCTTACGATATCTATATTTTTAGATTGACCGTTTGTTTTATTATAATACTTAGGATTATCTTTAGCATTTACTCTAGTTAATTCATCATGCTCAAATTGTATACAATAATCTTTCGTTCCGTAAGCTAATACACTATATGTCCATGTTGAATCATCATCTGCTAATAATTTTTTAAAATAATCATCCATAGATGAATTAGAATAATCTCGTTCAGGTTCTCCTTTGTGATAACCTACATATTTTTTACCCAAATCAGGTTCATTTGTTTTTTCATATTCATAAACATATGCTTCACAATTACCTTTATTTGATATAATTTCTCTTTTTATTCTGTCTGGCCAATAACTCATTTTGTATCCTCACTACTCATTAATAATATAATATAATGAATCGCCTTCAATAAATCTTTGCGATTCTTTCCGTCTTTCTTACCATATCTACACAAATATTTTATTGCATTTGCCTGGCAGAAATCTTTATCAATATTTAAATGTCGCAACATATCTTGAACTTGCATACCATCTTCTGTGGTACTATAATGTTGTTTATAGGTACCTTGAATATATCTGTATACTTCTTCTATAATTTGCTGTTCGTTATACTTCATTCATTTCTCCTATTACTTTAGATACATCATCCTCTTTGACATCAGGTACTTCAACTGTAGCATCCTCAATCATTTCTTCTGTTGTTTTATCCGTTTTACTTGTCTTTGTGATATACCTCATTGTATATTCTCTCATGGTCATACCATAATTTTTTTGTGCCCAATGGTCTTTGGGTGAATCAGAAGACCAACACTCATATAATCCTTTAAAGTTAAATAATTTTCTACCCATTGAATCAACTAGATTCTCATACAATTCTGGCATTTCTCGTTCTTGTTCCATGTGTTCTCTGCAAAACTCTGCCTTTTGTTCGTTAGTTTCTAAAGTAGCAAATGCTGTTCTTATTTCTTCTCTTGTTATCATAGTTATCTCCTAAATATTATTAAACTTAAATTACTTAATTTCGTACAAATCCAATCATGTATATCATTTAAGTGAAATGCACAATAAAT